CATCATCAATAGCTAAATCACCTCCACCTACTGCTGATGTAATATTATTAAAAAATATAGCCATAGCTACTTCTCCCATACCAACACCTAACTTTCTTTCATCTTGAAAAGTAGATCTAACAATATCTTCATATGGTAAACCTTTTACTGGGATTTTTTTAAAGTCAGTATATAGATTACCACTTGAATTTTTAGCAAATCCAACTGATGGATTTTGAAGATAAGTAATTAATTTATCTCTTTCTTTATCATCAATATTTTGAAAAAGTGGAAGAATTTTATTAGTATAATCATCTAAAACTTTATCATTATAATCGCTTTTTCTTAAAACATCATAAAGTATAGGTTTTAATCTTCTATTCATTATATAATTAGCAACATCTTTTATTTCATCACCTTCTAAGTTATATTTTTTTAAACTTTCAGGATTTGCAGTTTTTATTGCTTTAATTAAATCTTCTTCTGAAGTTAATTTTTTATCATCAAATTTTTTTTCTAATTCAACTTCTGCACTTTCTATATCTTTTAAAGTAATATCTTCTAATTCTTCATCCGAAAATAAACCTAATTGTTGTTCTATAAGTTCAAATAACATAGTTTTATCCTTAGAATCATTCATATCAGGATATCCTTTAGGAAATTTATATGCTATGCTATTTAAATATTTAGTAATTGGATCCACTATTTTTTTAGTATTAATTTAATGATTGGAAAAATCCTTCAATTCTATCTGATAGAGCAAGTGCTTTTTCAACATCAGTTTCTCCTTCTCCTGCATCTAGTCCTAATTTTTCGTACATAGCTGTCATCATATCTCCAATATAATCTAATTCTTCATCAGAAAAGACTTCTTGGTTTTCAGTTAGTTTACCTTCAGCTAAATATTTTTTTAAATCGAAATTTTTCATTTTATTTTAATTTTAATTTTATACTTCTACGTCTGTTGTATCATCAATATCTACATCAACGTTATCATCTACTTCAACATCTACATCTTCAACAGCATCAGTATCAGCTTTTACACCATATCTTAAAATACGTGCAATAGCTTCAGTTGCTCTTTCTTCTTCTGGTAAGTTTAATAAATAGTATTTTTTACCTTCTACTTGAGCTATCCAACTGGTTTTTGTATAAATTAAATAAAAATCTTGGTTATTTTTAAGATTTATTCTAAATGTTGTGGGTTTTGGGGCAACCCAATCAAGTGATGCTAAAAAAGAATCAAATTCATGAGTTAATAGATCAACAATAACTGCTTTTAGCTCTGGGAATTTAGTTAATTCATCATATTCCACTGCAGCTTCTTCTGCTTGTTTCTTATTACCAACAACAGTTGGGACAAGTAGTCTTATCTTTTCCCTTAATTCTGCCGCTGTCATATTATTTTTGTTTTGCTGTTGGACCTTTTCCTCCGCCTTTTGCTTTATAAGATGCTACTGCACCGGCAATAGCTTTTGCTGCTTTAGCTGATTTGCCTTGTTTTTTTATTTTATTTACTAAAGTATCGTATGATTCATCTACTTTACCATCTTGATCTTCATCTTCGGCATCGATTTTTTTATCCCAATATCCTTTAGGTAAACTTTCATCTACATTTTCATCAAATTTTTCTAATGTTTTAGCTAAATCAAGTTGTCTTAAGAATCTTAAATCTTTTTTATCTAAGTGACCTTCTTTTTCTTCTTCTCTATCCATTTTTTTAATATCTTTATCTATTAAAGAATCTGGAATGTCTTTATCTTGAGGAATACCTAGAGCTCTATGTAATGCTCCTGGTCTTTTGATTGCTTTTTGGATCCAATCTTTATCTTCTTTTAAATCTTTAGCTAATTTTTCTGCTATTGTGCTATATTTAGATGGTTTATTTTCATTTACTGCTGCACCTTCAAAATATTCAGCAGGGCCTATTCTCATTTTACTTTTATCAGTAACACCTGTATCGAACCAGGCTTTAATAGCTTTATCAACATTCTGACCACCTAAGAAAAAGCTTAGTAGACTTTCTAATCCTTTAGCTCCATCATCCACAAAATCATCAAATTGTTCTTCGTTATCAAATTCCATTTTGTCATCTGATGTAAATAAATAAGTTGGTTTATTTTGTAAATTAGACATAGCAAAGGGCATTCCACTACCTTCGTGGTTTCCAAAATAAGATTCTTTAAGGAATACAATATCTTTTGATGGTGTTTCTTTATATTTGAAATAAATGGCATATCTTTTTTTATTGCCATTATAGTCTTCTAAATATACTATTTTTTTAGCAAATGCTTTTCCGTTGTAGGCACGGCGCCATTTATCCATATTCATAGTTTCGTTTATTGGTTTTTGATTTTCTTCAAATGCCCCCGAAGCATATTCTCTTCCTACGGAAACATCACCTAATTCATTTGGTGTGTATAATGACGCTTGAAATCCAGTATCATCATCTGTACCTAGTTGGCCAGTTTCTTCAGCTACTGCCTGATCATATGTCATGTTATTTCTTCCTCTTAACTTATCTAATTGTTTATCAATTTTATTAAGCATATGACCATACTCATCTGCAATTGGTCCTCCTTCTGGCTCTGCTTCTTGTTCCATATCCATTAATAATTCTTCTCTTTTAGCTAACAATAAACCTATATGGTGGGAATTATCTTTTGGTTTTTTAGGAGATTTTTTTGATTTAATTTTAGATTTTTCTTTCATTGCAGCATCAAATTCTTTTCTATCTCTAGCAGCTTGTCTCATTACACGAACTCTAACATTGAAAGGATCATTCATATCTGTGTCTTCACCTAATGGCTCTGAAAATTTAGAACTAACAGGTTCGTCATTTAAAAATGGGTCATCTGCTACTATATCAATATGGTCTCTTATCATTGCATCTAAATACAAATTAGCATCATCTGTAGACAATGCTTTCATTAGGGACTGAATAATATAATCATCATCATCAATAGCATCTCTAAGTCTATCTAATTTACCCCATGCTTTTTCATCTAAAGTTTCTTTTAGATTTTTTTCAATAGCAGATCCCCTAGTTTTTTCATAATCTGATAGCTTACCATCCTTATTTAAATCGGATTTTTTAGGATTTTTTAAAGCATCTTTAATCAACTCAGTTAGTTTAGGGTCTCTCATTTCTTTAGTTTGTTTTTTTGCCATATTAGTAGCACGCCCATACATAACTGCCTCTGCATCTTTACCATATTTCTTAACAAGGTCACGTTTGTTACCTTTCATATTCATGATAATATCTTCCCTTTTTTTAAGTTCTGACTTAGACAGCTTACGTTCGTTCATTCTTACTTATGGTTTCTTTTGAAATCAGCAGAAAAGTTTTTAATCTTATTAGCAGCAGATCTACATCTACCTTTAGCAGCAGCGCTTGTTTTTTCAATTTCTGCTTCAATTAATAATACTTGTTCTTTGATTCCTTCTAATAATTCTTTTGTATCCATTTTTATAAATTTTATTGGTTAATAACTAGTTTTTATTTATTTTATCAATCCTGCTAATTTTGGAAATCTAGATAATGATTCATCTAAAGCAAATCCAATTTCAGCATCTTCAGCTGGGTTGTCTTTTGTTACATTAACTATACTATCAGAGTCAATTTCATCACCACCAGAACCAACGAATCTTTCAGGATCCATTCCTTGTTCTTCATTAGTAGCTACAACGTGTGCTCTAGTATAATAAGTGATTGTATTACCTATTTGGTCTAATAATTTTTCATCTCCTAAACCTTTAGCTTCTTCTTGTGCTTTTGTTAAAAGACCTAATATAGCTGCTACATCTGAATCTTCACCTGCTAATTCAGAATCAACTTCAATTTCTGATTTAGATGATTCATCATCAATATCTACCTTATCTTCAATATCTACATTAACATCTTCATTATCTTCAACATCAATGTTTTCATTATCTTCAACATCAACATCCTCAGCTTCATTAACATCATCCTTAAAATCCTTTTTAAGTTTAGCTAATTTTTCTTCGTTGTCTTTAATATCTTTTTCAAGATTTTTTATGTGGTCTCTATCATCACGAATAGCACCTTCCATACGTTTTTGTTCTTCACTGTTTCCTTTTTTAGAATCTTCAGCTTCAGATAAAAACTGACTCTTGATGATTTCTTTTAATTCCGATTTTTTCATTATATTTGTATTTTTCTGTTGATTAATTTTATTATAAATATGTTAGGATTTTTCCTTATTGATATTTTTTGCCGGATTTAACGGCTGATTTGTATGTTTTATCTTTCCTTTTTTCTTTTTAAGTCTTCTAAGTATTCAATTTGTTTACGAGTTAATTTATTATAATCAAATACTTCTCTATCTTCTTTTAAATCTTTAGCTGATTTATATAGTGAAAGTAGTCTTTTAAGTTCTTTCTGTACTAACATTTCTGTTTCATTAGTTAAAGGTTCACCATTAGCTTCACCACTATCTAATATTTCTTCTGCATCTTTGATTTGTTTTTTAATACCTGCTTTACTCATCCCTTCGTTGATAGGAAAATCTTCTACATTAAATTGAAATTTTATTTTTGGGTACCATGCTCTATCTCCATCATATTCCATTTCATAATAATTAGATTCCGATTCTATATCAAATCCTTTATCTTTTACCCATTTTAAAGCTTTATTCCAATCATCAGGTAAAAGTTCATCTTTAATGATAAAACTAATAGAACCATATCCCTTACCTTTTAAAGGATCTGTATCTGGTCTATCACCACTGTACATTCCTAGTGAAATACTAGGATTATAATCATTAAATTGGGAATCTAATTCTTTTCTTAATTCTATTTCTTGAGATTTATATTCTCCATATTCGTCTATTTGACTTTCATTAAGATAGCGGTTTCTATTCCACTTAGTAATATTAAAATTATCCATTAGTTTTAGTTATAAATATATAAAAATATGTTATCTTTTAAGACTATTTAAATGTTCAATAGTTTTATTTAAACCCTCTAATACTCTTGTTTTATCAGGGGCACCTACCCAATTTTCTACATCTCCCTGTTCTGTAATAAAACCCTTATTAGATAATAATAATTCTGCTTCTATATAAGCTTTAAATTCATTTGCAAAATTATCTATTTCTGAGTTGATAATTTTAGATTCATAAGCTTCATATAATCCTGCTACTTTTAAATGGTGTTCAAATTCAATAACACAATTAAAACATTTTTTATGGATATTATAATAAGGTTTATCTAAATCAGTATGCATTTTTGATTTACAGTTAGGGCAAAAAATAGGCATTATGTGTGCTTTTTTTGCTTTATCTAATTTAGTAATATTTTGTTTTATTCCTTCTTTAATAGTCCAAGTACGACCATCAGTTTCCCAAACATCACCTTCTTTATATTCCTTTTCATGTTTGGCGTAACCCACACTTTGTCCTATTTTTTCACCATGCTTACCTTGAATAAGGTTACGCATTCTATTTACGTCTTTTTCTGTAAATTGTTTATTTAATCCTTGTACCTTACTCATAAAACTAATTTATTTAATTCTTTAATAATAACTTGTATATCATCTTTTGATAAATTACCACCACTATACCATTGTTTTATTTGGTTTGATAATAAATTAACATCTACCTTTGTGGGTAAATCATTGGGGGTAGTAATTAGTGGGTTAGTACTTCTGGACCTTAATGACCCTTCTTTATATCCTTTTGATAAAGTATTTAATTTACTCATAATCCTAATGCTTTAAGTTGGTTGATTGTATCCTGGGATGATGTGTGTAGTATACCTATACCCCCAGCTTCAACCCATTGTTCTATGTTTGATTTTCTATCATCAATTAAAATGTGGTTAGGTTCAGCATAATTCTTTTTATTATAAGCTTGAGCCAATGTTAATTTAACCCCAGGCATGTTGTTTCTAACCCATAATCTTTTTCCTAATCTTGAGGTTTCTGATCTTGAAGGGGATGATAATAATTCAACATCATAATCTTTAATATAATTCCAATAATCTTTACCATCTTCCATCCAAGGCATTCCTACCCAAAAAGCAACACCCTCAGCATCAGCTAATTCCCAAAATTTGTCTTTACCGAATTTTTTTTCATATTCTGAAGGCATCATACCCGCATATTTTTTATAACGAGTATTGAAGTCAGTTATAACTCCATCCATATCTGAGTATATTTTATATTCCATAGGTGGTGGAGATACAACCTCTTCTTCGGGTATCAAAATTTTTTTAGTATTTTCTTCTAAAGGTATATTAAGTTTAGGTGCCCTTTTTTTCCATAGTGTTTTTATATCTTCTCTATCATCTATAGGTAAATTTAAATCATATCTTAAATAAAGATCAATAACTTTTTCTAAGGGTTGTCTTATCTTTTTTGCTTTTAAGTATAAACCTTGTAGGTTAGCATCTATTTCCTTTTCTAATTTGTAATAATCCGGGGTGCCTAATTTTTTTCTCCAAATTTTCCACCAGGGTTTTTTACCTGCTTTTAATTCATCTCTTTTACTAGAATCATCTCCCATTTCTTTACCTTTTTTGACATTAGGTCCACTTTGCATTAAATGTTCAATTTCATGTCTAATAGTATTTCTAATATCCATAGATATTTGTTCCCACATTCTAGGTAATTCATCTGAAGGGATGAAATACATTAATTCAACTTCAGGAATTTTCATTCTAGGACGAGCTAAACCACTACTTTTAAAATAGTCTACAAATCTTGCTTTAGCAATATATTTAAACATTAAATAGGGATAATCAAATTCCTTTCCAGGGCCTATTTCTAATTCAAAATATCCTTTTGGTTGGCCCTCTTCAAAATCACCTTTCCAAGCATTTATAGTATAACCTGCTAGCTTAGTTACTAATGAATCATATTTACCTTCATTTAATACACCTTCAGCTATTTCTCTAGCAAATTGACTTAAACCAAATGGATCTTTACCTAATTTGGGATCAAATCCCTGTTTTTCATCTAAACTATCAGTCCAATTTCTAAATGTCATTGTACCTTTTAAGTTAGCTTCAGCTTCAATATCATTTAGGTTATCATCTTCTTGAGTATTTGTTGTTGTAATATTACCTAATCTATCTTCTAAATTTTGTGTATGGTGAACCATTTCATGAGCATAACTACGCGCTATATCTTTAGGGTGTCTACCTTCCGTATATAGTACTATAGTTTTTGAATTTGGGTCATAATACGCCGTTTTACCGAGAAATTCGCGTGCATTCTCGCTATCACCATCAACAAATTCTAAATTAGGTAAAGGTTCTATATTCATACCTTTATCTAACATATGCTGGGTTAGTGTTGCTAATTTTTCAATAAGATTAATATCTTTTTGATATGAAGCGTTTTCATTAAGAGTAATGACATTAGTAATTTCTTCTTTAATAATTGGTCTTAAAATATTAAATACTTCTTCTTTTTCTTTATCATCTAATTCATCAGGAAGAAAGGGTGATAATTTATCTGAGGAGATTTTAGCCGCTTTTCTAGCATTGGTACCACTCATATATTTATCTTGGGTGGTTTGTACTTTTACTTTCATATTAGGATAAGCTGATTCTATATTTTTAGTTCTATTTTCAATATCTTCTAAATCATCATCTCTTCCTTCTCTTCCTCCTATAATAAAATAAACTTCATCTTCGGGATTATTTTTTCCTAAACGAATAATATCCCCAATAGGGGTAGTTGAGGGTTCAATTTTTACTTTCATAGGAAGATGTTTTGAAAATATATCCCAAATTAAAATAGCTTCTTCTTGGCTTACACCTTTCCTTTCTTTTCCCCCAACATAAATAATAAACTCATCTATTTCAGGGTGGGAGTTTAATGCTTTTTTAACCACTTCTAAGTGACCTTTAGTAGGTGGTTTAAAACCACCCCCATATGCTGCTATTACTTTACTCATGAATTTAAGAATTTTTCTATCCTCATTTGTGCCTCTTCTTTAGACATAGTATATTCAATTACATCATATATAAAGTCATCATTTAACATAGTCTGAATTTCTACTTTATCTTTAGCTTTTCTTTCATCAGATCTTTTTTGTTGAGCTGGTGTTTTAGGTTTAGTTCCTTGGGGTTCAAATGGAGTAAGATATTTTTTTATGATTTTATCTATATCTTCCATTTTATTATCTAAGGTATTGGCTACTGCTATAAAATTATTACCAAATAAATCAGCATATTTAGGCAAATTATCTGTTACATCTTTCCAAGTACGCATCACAATAGCAGGTGCTAAACTCCTATCTTTACCTTCTGATTTTTCATATCTATATTGATTTTGGGTTAATGAACGTTCTAAATCAGTGTAAACATAAAGCATCATTACTTTATATCCTGCTTCTTCTAATTCATTTTTTAATTTAGCTGTAGCATTATATGAAGCACCAGTTCCATCTAATATAAAGGATTCTTTTTCTTCAATAGTAGAAGCAATATTACCTTTAAAATCTTTAACAGCAGAGGCCATTGCTTTAGCTGCATTACTTCTTTCTTCTGGGGATGAATTTTTTAAATCTAAACTAACATTAGCATTTTTTAGATTTTGAATATAAATATCATCTACATTCATTATTTTTAAATCATTTAAATCTAAACCACGTAAAACATAACCTTTACCTGCTCCTGGGGCTCCTGCTAATATAATTGCTTTTGGTTGGTCGATTGCTTCTTTTAGAATGTTAATTAAGCTTATCATAAATTGAATATTTTGTTATAAATATCACAATTTTCTTTTAGCTTGCGTTCTAAATTCAGCAAATACTGGTTTGTGACGTGGGTTTTCTAGGTCAAATAATTTTTTAACAGTATTGAATATATCTATGTTTTCTTCTTGTGAACGTTTAGATTCATATATTTCCCATCCTTTACCCTGTATTGTACCCTCTTTAGGTCCTCTTTTTGATGACTTTAACCACAATATACCATAACGATCTGGTTTTCTACCATAACATTCTTCATAACATTTACCATAAATAGCAGTTTGTAAATCATATGTAGTTTGTAAGTGGTTAGATGTTTTAAAATCAATAACCCACAATTCACCATCAATTTCACATATCATATCACAAGTACCTGCTACTTTAATTTCATCTGAAAATAAATGTACTTCTGTTTCTATTAATGTCGGGTTATAGGTTTCCCACCAATCTACAAATTTTAAAAACATTTGCCAAACATCTGGGTTGTACATAGGGATTCCGTTTTGTAAAAAATTTAATTCTTTACCATTAAGATAATCCTCACACATTTCATGTACTTTAGTACCTTCTTCACCTGCTTTTTTTACAATCCAATCTGCACTATATCCTACTTTTTTTAACCAATCTTGGAAAAATTTACCTTTTGGGTAATAACTTAAAACATAAGTTATAGAAGGATAATACTTACCATTTCTTCTATAATATCTAGAATCAGGCAATGTAATTTGTTTAGCATCTTCAGAAATTTCTAAAATTCTATTGTAGGATTTTTTAATTGTTTTTTTACTCATACTAATGATAATTTTTTTTCCATTAAGGCGTATTCTGTTAGAGGAATGGATTTTTGAATTAAGTTGGTAAAATAGGTAAACCCCATTTCGCTAGGGTCTTTCCCTTCAAGTTCAATAAGGTGAACTTCCTTGCCTTCATTAATAAATCTTTCTGCAAATTTTAAAGATTTTTTTAATGCATCATTATCTAATGCTATGTATATTTTTTCAACTGTTGATGTTACTATTTTTTTCATTAAATTAGACTGTATGTTATTGCCTAATAAGGGTATTGCATTTCTTTTAATGGTTATAGCATCAAAAGGACCTTCGCATAATACTAATGGTAATTTCCAATTTATAAATAATTCAAAAGGGATAACATCACGTGATGTTTCAGGATTACGATATTTAATGTATGGTTCTTTTTCAAAAGATCTGCCTGTAAAATAATTTAGATTTCCTATATCATCATAAGAGGGTATAATAATCATTTTTGAATATCTTCCTGATGTGCAATATCCTATATTGTATTTTTCAATATCATCCTTTGTAATACCTCTATTTTTTAAATAATAAGCTGCTTGTCTACCTTCAATATCTGAGAGTGTTATATTTTTGAAAGATTTATATTCTTCAGGTAGTTTTAATGCTTTAGTATTTACTACAGTTTTACGTTCCTTTTCATTTCCTATTAATTTATATAACTCTGTAAATTTTTCAGGAGAGGCTTTAACTTGTTTAAATAAAGATGAAATTCTAGTTCCTTTTTTATTACAAACCCAACAATGCCATGGATTATATCCTTTTTTATTTTCGGAAAAATTAATTTCTAATTTAGGTTTATGGTGATTACAATATGGACAGTTATGGGCTTGGTTGCCTCTAGCTGTCCTTTTACCTGTTCCTATAACAGAATTCACTAAACTTACTAACAGTTCATTAATCATGAGTTGTAATATACAAAACTAAATTTGGGTATCAACGGTTAGTTGAAATCTTTTGTAAAAAACTTTCCTAGGATGTTATCATTAAAAAATTCATCGGGGTTTTCTAAAACTTGATAAACCATTTGATATTTAACTTCATAGTAGGTTAAAAGTTTTTTAGTTGGCGCGCATATAAGAATTTGACGTTCGAAATTTTCTTTAGGCTCCGTTTTATATAATTCTTTTAGATGTTTATTTGAACCCCAATATGATTTCCAATTTGATTCTTTAATTGCTAATTTAAATGAAGGCCTGCGGCCCACAACACCAGCATATTCTGCTAATTCTTTTTTTCCTAGTTTTACTTTAGATGTATTTTGTAATATTTTTTTACCTATGTAAGATTTTTGGGAATCTATGTGTATTATTCTATATACAAAACCATAGGTTTCATCTGGGAAATCTGAAATGTTTAACATTTCTTGATTTAAATATGTCCAATTTATCATATATCAAAATTTACAATAACCGTAGTATCTGTTAATTGAGATACTGGAAGTGGGAAAGATAATTTTCCTACTGCTACTAATTCTTGGGCTCCATTGTATAATCCTACGCATGTAATATAAGGTTCAAAAAATGAACCTGTTACAAAGGGATAGTAAGATTGATTTAAAGCCCCGGCTATTGATGAAGTTAAAAGGGAGGGGTTTGTTGAAAATCCAAATTCATTTTCTAATACCGTACATTTATATTGTTGTTCATAAATTGTTAGGGATGAGGAAAACTCCAAAGTTGTTCCATCTAATAACCCAACATTTGAATTTATTTCTTCACCAATAGTTTGTGTATTATTTCTAGTTAAAACAATAGTACCATGAGGATAAAATATTTGACCACATATGTCTGATCCATTTACTATATTTCCTTCTCCATCATCTGTTAGTTGTATTCCTGTTGGGAATAT